GTTTAATGCTTCAAGTTCAGCATCTAAACGAGCCTCCTCTTCCATGTCCTCAACCACTCTTGAATCAATTAATTCCCATTCAGTCAAATCAATGTCCTCGCCAAATTCTTCGAGTTCCATTTCATCTAAATGAGCAGATAATTTAACTCCAGTTTCTTCTTCTGCCGTTTCCTTATCAGCGATTGGGTTCAAATCAACGAACTCCAATGGCTGCAAGGTTTTGAAATAAAGATTTAAGCTAATCTTATTAAATGCTAATACTTTCTCAATTCCATCGATGAACGTGTCTTGGAAATAACGAATTACCATGTTATCAAACAAAGTAATCGCATTCTTTAACTCATCTGCATTCGAGCTGAATCCATTTGACGAAGGAATACCAAATTGCAAACCACTTACAACCCCATGCCCTAATAAAATCTTTCCTTGTGCTTCTTGGCTTAAATACTCGTAATGCTTAGGCGCATCGTTCAAAGGAATAGAATCAACCGTAGTCTTTTTTGTTTCATCGTTATTAAATGAAACCACAACTTTCTTTCCTTTTGATCCAGTCAATGTAGCTGATACTTGTCGGCTAATTAACTCACGTTTTTCTTCGTCAGGAATACCATTGTTAAAATTAACAACGCTTGTCGGACTGAATCCGTTCTGAACATCGTTAATTAAGTAATCAGCAATTTCTTCCTCTAATTTGGCATAAGGTATTGCACCAATATAGTCAACATTCGAGTAATACTTCTGACCAACGGTGTAATTTCCAACATAAAGGATTTCCAAAGTTTTATCCCCAAAACCAAAAGCCGGAATACGTTTAGGCTCAAATTTCTTCGTATCTTCCCAATTATCTGAATAATAGTATGCCTCAATTTCTCCTTTTTTATTACATTTCTCTGCTCTTAACAACTGAACTGGTATATGTTCAACACGAATAATGGAATCTTTTGACTTGTTGTAAATCAATTGATAGGCATATTGTCCAAGCATCTTTAAATCAGCAACTCCTTTCTTTACAATATCCTTACGGAATAGCATCATCATTTGAGCATATTCGTTTGGCTTCTTGCTTGAATCCGTAGCATCTAAGCCACGACCATAAATCAACTTGCTAATATTGTTAATTACTGCGTTGTTAGTCGTCGATCCGTTGTATCGGTCAATCAAAAACTGAAAGTAATTGTTATCCTCGCCAAACCCTACCCACGCATCACGATTGTTTTCGGATGTCTTTGGTGCTGAGTATGCTTCCAACTGAACAAAGTGAATACCACTATTATCCTTTCTCTTATTCATAGAAAATTATGTTTTGCGAATGCTGAACGTATTCGTCTTTATTTACGCTATAATCGTCAATAACTTGATTAGTTACAAATACCTTATCGTTGTGGATTAAAGTGCTTGTATGGTCAAAGGATGAAAGGAAAGTGTATAAACACGACTCCGCTTCATACGTTCCTGAATCTGCCACCACTCTTGATGCAAAATTATCAATTGCAGTCTTGTCAGAATTTTCTTTAATCGTCAAAATATAAAAATGACCTTCTTCTAAAGTCAATACCTCTGAAAACTTTTTATAAAATGATTCGTTCGTACAATCAATATACTGATTTGTAACTACGTTTGTCGTTTCGTTTCTTAAAAATAATTCATTTGGCACTCCACTCCTTGTCGGAATAAACTTCACTTCTTGTGCCGTTGCTATCGCCTTTAATAGAATCATATACTATAAACCGAAAAAAGTGATTTTGTTTTAAAAAGGAAAGACCGGTAACTCTGACCGGCCTTCCAACATCTTAACCTAAAAATAAAAACTAAGTTCCAACAACAATAGTTACACCAGCAGTAGTAAGTGATGTAAGAATGATGTTTGCAGGTACTGGCTCCTCGCCAACGATTGTCAAAGTAAAACCTGAAAGGTCTCCCATTGCCGCACCCGATACGATTGTGCCACCAGTTACTTCCATACCATTTTTTAATCCAGTATAGAAGAATTTACCGTTGTTATCTTCAACGATAATTTGTGGACGTCCGTAAGCCAATAACTTGATTTGCTTCAAGTCTTTAGCAGTGATTCCTTTTAATGTTAAATTTAATGTTTGCGTAAAGAAAGTAGTTCCGTTTTCACGGCTTGAATTGATTGTTTGCTCAAAACTTGAGTTACCTTTCAAATCATATTTATAACCCGTAGGAGTTCCAGCGATTGCCGTGATTGCATCCGTTTCCGTTGCATCATAGGTAACGTTAGTAGCATCTCCGTTGTTCATAATATAAACCGCTTTCAATCCTCCAACACTTGTCTTGCAAGGCTCTAACCGACCTAAGCTAATATCGCACATAATGTTTGTATTTTAGAGATTGAAAATAAGAGGGACAAATTAATGCCCCTCCTTAACCTAATTAGTTAGCTGAGTTCGTGATACCGTAAGTAACGATGTCAGAAGCAAAACCATATTGAACTCCAGCAGTCATACGCATTACTACGCGAACATTCTGGCTGCCGTCGATGTCAGCCATGTCGATAACTTTAACTTCAGTCAAGTCAGAGATAAGACCAGTACCGAAATATAAGTTAGACTTCTGAGCAGCGATAGCTTTAGTAGAAGCAAGACCATCAGCAACGAACAACTTGATACCATCGAATGACAATGAACCATTGTTATACCATTGAGTTCCCATTGAGTTAGTACCGTTAGCACCTAAACCAGAAGCACCGAATCCACCCAAAGCACGAACATAAGAACGAGCAATTGACTGAGAAACGTAGATGTAAAGGTCATCCTTAGTGTACAATGCAGAAGGGATAGCATCAGCAATTTTTCCAAGCTCAGTGATAACGTTTGCAGCAGTAACAGTAGTTCCAGCAACTTCGTTAGCAGAAGGCAAAGAAGCATCAGCAGCTAATAAAGTAGAAAGACCATTAAATTCTCCAGCGTTAGCAGTAACACCTTCCCAAATGTTAGTCTCGTTCTTTGCAGCAACTTTAGCAGCAACGTGAGCAACTAAGAAATCAGCAAAAGTCTTAGGCAAAGTTTTGAACGCAGAATATCCTTGCTCAACTGCCAACCAATCAGAAGCGAAATCCTTCTTACATAATTGTAAGTTCACTTGGAATTCTTCTGGTTGTAAAATTTTCTCAGTCAAAGTGATTGTTGATGTTGCATCGAAATCACAAGTCGCATCTTTCAAGATTCCGTCAGTAGCTACACGCTTGATAACTGACTTGAAACGTACGTTAGGTTTTACTTCAATACCACCACGATCGATAGTAGGAGAAGACAATAAAGCAGCCGCGATAATCTTATTCGAAAATTCACCGGCGTAGGTTGTGGTAATGCTTGTTGTAGTTGGCATTTTGTTATTTAATTAATTGTTATGAAAATATTTTTGAATAAACACTATCTTGGATGGTTTCCGGACGATTTTGACCGAATGTAAATCCTTCTTGCTTTTGCTCAGGCTCTGGATTTTGAACGATTGGCTCTGCACCTTCCTCTTGAGCATTTAACTTAATTTCTAAAACTTCTTTCTCAGCTTTTAATGCTTCGTTCTCCGCTTTAACTTCGCTAATTTGTGCCGACAATTCAGTCCGCAACTTCTCGATTTCTGCAAAGAATGTTTCCTTGCTAACCGATTCCACAATACGCTTAGGTGATGGAGCTTGTGCTTCAGCCTCCACTTCTACCTCAACTTCTGGAGCTTCCTCTGGTGCTACTTCTTCAGGCATTTCTTCTTTGATTTCAGAAATGATTCCTTCAACTGCAACCACCAAGATTTTTCCATCTTCTAACTTGTACTCGCCTACTGGCAAAGCTACAACTCCGTCAGCCGTTACAATTCCCACCGAAAATTCAGGCTCAAATGATTCTGCTTCAATGATGGTAATTCCATCCTCTAACTTCATTTGTGCTAAATTAACTTGGAAACCCAAAGCCGCTTTAACTCGATTTTTTTTGCTTTTGTATTCCATATTTATTTTTGTTAATTACTTACGTTTGTAATAACTCTTTCAGCGTTAACATTTGTAACCGCAGAAATTCCTTGAGAAACTAAAGCCCCAACACCTTGAGAGATCAATTCTCCATCGCAACATTCACTTGAATAAGTACCATCTTTGCATAAGCATCCACGCTTTGCACCTTTTGGACTTGAATAACTACTTTTCGCCATCTTCTAATATGTTTAAAATATGTTCAACTAAATCTTCGTCAGTAATATCGGGTAACATTTGTAAACTTAGCTTGTCAGCAAAATATCCTTCAATTGAAAAACCTTTTACTTCTCCGCTTTTTGCTTTCTGCCACATCTCGTCGTTATCTGCTTTCATGGAAACCATCCAAGTTCCTTTAGGTAGATCAAAGCCGTATGCTTTTGATTTGTCCATTTCAGGATTCGTGATAATCCAAGATTCAACTAATGACATTCCATCAATCTTTGTCTTGTGATGCAATGTAGCGTTTGATTGATTGCCAGCTTTCAAATACATTTGGCTTGCTTGCTCAACCGTTGCCTCAGAAAAGAATACGTTAAACTTTGTATCTCCTTCCTTTCTGAATATCATTTTGTTGGGAATCAATGCTGGCCCCATTAAAACTCTCTTTTCAGTATCCACTTCAGCTAAGTTCATTTCGTATTCCTTAGCTAATGTGATGAAATTACTTTCAATCGCTGGTTTTTCAACCAATGAAATGGCTTCAATGCCATCCATATCGTTTTCGATTATCAGCTCTATAATTTTCATAACTCTTAAACCTTTAAATTAATTTTTGTTATATTTTCAATTATCCCAATGTAGCCGATGTGATTTTGTTTCGGTCTAATGACTGAGCAGTTGTAACATCACTAGCAACCACATACGTTTTAATTGGGCCAGTAGATTGGAATGCTTGTGCGGCTTGATTCATAGGATTAACACCTACCACATTGAATCTCGGTGCGGCTTGATAGCTTGGTGTCATTTGAGCATTACCGAAGGACATTTGTCCACCACTTGCAGTCCCTGAATTGATATCAGATATACCTTTGCTCGCTGCTGAAATGGCGGAGGCAACCCCTAAACCTCCAGCCACTAATTCAGCAATACCCATAGGAGTTAAATAACCATATTTAGCTGCGTTCTTTTGTGTATTAATGGCAATTGAAGCAACTGCTGCGGCTTGTTCTAAAACAATTCCAGCAATGGCTAATTCTTTATTTTCCCCAGCAATTTGTCTAAGTCCCTGACCTATCCGCATTGTATTAGAAACGTATGCTTCTTGTAAGGCAAGTTTAGCATCGTTTTCAGATTTTACTAAATTCTTTCGTTCCTCAGCTTGTTCTTTTGCGTCTGCCGTTATATTTGCTTCATAGGTGGCTAATGCTCTTTGTCTTGCATCGTATTCCTCAAATAGTAATTGACCTTGCTCTTGTAATCTTTGATTTTCTTCTTCAGCTAATTTGTCAAATGCCTTCATTTGCATTTCGCCTTCAATCTGCAAATTTTGGTTTTCAATATCGACTAATCTCTTGCGTTCTGCTTCCCTTTCGGCTGCTAATTGCTTTGCCGCTTCCTCTCTAGCTTTTTTACGTTTATCGCTTTCCTCTTTTTCGGTTTTGGTCAATTCTTTTGAACCTTCTTGGAAACGCTTGATTGATTCGTCGTAATTCTTACCGAAATCCGTTACGGATGCCTTAGCTGATTTCCATGCCCCACTAAAATCGCCTTTAACAAATTTAGCAACTGCACTTCCTAAACTGCCCAATGATTGAACAACTGCCGTTACTGATCCGTAAACAGTTTGCATCGCTTTAGACACTAAAGGCAAAGCGCTTATGGCTAAATCAACTAAGATGTTAAATAATGGCTCAACTGCTGAATAAACTCCATTGAATATCTTTTCTAAACCGATAAATAATGGTTGTAATTTCTTAGTCGCTTTCTCTGAATCGTTAAACGCTGCAACTAATCCACCAACTAAAGAAACAAGCAAGCCAATACCTGAAGCCTTTAAAGCACCGCTAAATGATTGCGTAGCGACCTTTGCTTTATTGATTGCACCGCCAAGCATTCCCAACGGGCCACCAGCCATCTCCAAAGTATCAACCCAATCAGAACTTGTGTTTTTAGCCGACTTAATTTTGTCCTCTAAATCGTCAATCTGATTAAATAGGTTTTTAAACGCTTCCGTTCCAACCTCAGTGTCCTTTAACTGCCGTTTTAATTGTTTTAATTCGGCAATTGATCCCTGAATATTGTTGTTAACGTTTAAATTTACTTCTACATCTTTCGCCATTTCGATATTCTTTTAATTTGTTTTAATCCCTTCTTTAAAGTAGTTGGCAATTCATTCTTTCCCTTTGCTATCTCAATCAATTCTGAACGATTGTAATGGTCATTAGCCATTAGCAAATCAATTACATCTTTTATCATCTTATAAACCTTTTAGTCTAATTACCGTTGTGAAATTTCCCCAAGTATCGACATCAAATTGTTGATTTGATTTTGTTGGTAGCCTAACCGTGTGCGTTGCCTTAGTATATCCGTTATTGAATGGATTTACAATAATTAATAAAGCCTCAGTCCCATCAGCCGACAATTTGTAAGCAGAGATTGGCTTTTGCTGATTGTAAAGCATTACTGGATAATTAGAATTATTTGCATCTGTGTTTGATGTCCAAGTTCCACTCACAAGCAATTGCGTTTTCTCCCAATTCGTGTTAGCTGAAATAATATCTCTATTTTGTTCAACTTGCCAATAGCCTACAAAAAGCCAATCATATGAACCATTGTCTATCTGATCCATATTGCCATACATATAATATTCAGGCGTATATTCGTCAGGATATTTATTAAATTCTCCTCCGTAAACGTTAGGATTATCCCACATATAAAGTCCATCCATGTAAGCGAATGCCCAAACAGCTAAAGATTGCATGAATGAAGGCGGAAGCGTTGGCCTTGCCGTTACTGGACTGCCATACTTAAATCCTTTTCTTTCAAAATGGAAATCAGATGTATAAGGCAATGGCTCGTAAAATCTCCATGAATACGCTTGCACTCGTTTATCAGAATAATCTTTGCTTGCCTCAGTTCCGATTTGAGCAATGATTTTTTTACTTATATCGTATGAATGAACTGCATTATAGAAATACCACTTATTGACAATCGATTTGCTATAATCAGTACAAAAGAATAAACCAAATGAATCAATGCAACCTTCATACATTGGATTGAAATTAATCAATGCACTTCGGCTAATTGTTCCGTTAATAAAATAATTATGATAATCTGAAAATATATCAGTTGTCTTTGCCGTTGCGATTGAAACCGTAGGATCAACATGAATCCATCCACTCGTTCCTGAGCCGTAATAACTTGCGTAATAAATCCCTTCTGCATAAATGCTAAACTTAGGAATTACTGCACCATCCGCTGCCCAATTGTTAGCAATTGAAATCGCTTTACAACTATCAAACATCGCATCATATGACCTTCCCGTATTAATACGTTTTCTTCCAGCTCCAACAACCGATTCGGCATCATGTTGAACAAATGCCCCATGATTTAAATTAAATGGATTTAAAGTCGTTCCGGTAGGTCTGAAGAATCCTAAATAATTTGTTGCCGGTGCAATGTTTGTATTAGCAGTCCCCACATTTGGAACGGTTGTCCATTGATAAGGATTGATTTCGGCATACGTTTTGGTAATTGTTCCGTTATTAAATACCCATGTTGCACGCTCGCCAGCATCCGTAATTAATAACGATTCAAGCAATGCGCAACACCATGAGGCATCGACTAAGCTATCTGTAATGTAATTTGGATCGCTTGTACTTCCGCCTGACTTAATAAATGCCGTTGGGCTTCTAATATAAGCATCTGTATTAAATGAATGCCTATCTGCAATCGGAACGTTTTGGTAAATGTTATTTGATGCACTATTATCTGGATCATAAGCCATAATATAATTGGCATTCGTTCCTGATACTTGCCCAGATACAAAATTCTTGAAATAAGTAAAGTTTAATTTTGTAAATCCTTTGTTTTGTCTTTTAGGATTTCTAAATGTTCGTGAAATGCTTCCTTGTGTTCCGCTTCCTTTAACAACCATGTCAAATAAAACGTTGGTCAAACTCATGAACTCTTTTTTAACTCCGTTCTTGTCAAAGATTGGCAAAGCATCAGGCATCCTTCTGAAAAATGTTGGATATTCTTCTTCGGTCTTTGGAATTAAATAATCAGGTCTAAAATAATAGTTTACTTTACCTACCGTTAGCGTTCTGTTGGGATCGGCAGCAAGATGAATAAATGAACTTAATAAAATACCATCTGTAAATCCAGCAACTCCAAATACAGTGTTCCATTCTCCACTTCTAATAATTAAATCATATCCCTTCATCGCAGACAAATCTATATTTGTTACTGCCGTGTCGCTTAAAACTCCGTTATCAATTACCCATTTTTTATCAAACGCGTAAGGTCTTGATGTCCAATAGTTATCGGTCAAAAGAAGCGTTGTTGTATTTAAAGAATAATTAACACCCCCAGCGTAGGTATTAAACCAGTTATTTGATGTTTGCTCCCCCGAATCAGGAGAATAATTTATTACGCTTGCATCTACCCAACTTGTGTCAGTTCCTGATTGAATTAATTCAGTTTTGCTTCCGCTAATTTTTCCATCACTTCCTAAAGTAACGTAATAGGTTTTAAACTGCGTTGGAATAACATAATTGCCAGCACTTGCTAAAATAGTCTTGGCCGAGTTTGTATAAAATATGGTCGTTGAATCAAGAAGATTGTTATTCGCATAAAGAATTTGCGAATCTACATCCGTTGTCGTACTGAATAACTTTGTGCGTGCATCGCTTATGCTTGAAAATGCCATATTATTTTAGTGTATAGAATGTAAATGTTTCAACTGCTGGAGGAATTACCGAACAAGTTCCCCATGATGTAATAACTCCGCTTGAGTTAATTTGTACCCAAGTTCCATCATTGCAATGGTAAACGTATCCGTTACCAGCGTAAGGAACTAATGTACCGGTGTTATTTCCGTAAACCACAATGTTGGTGTACAATGGTGTTGATTCTCCGTATAAAGTAAGCGTGTAATCAGTTATAGGACAAGCCTCAGTTGATGTCGCTGAGTTTGCATTCGTTACGCTAAACGCATTTAATGTCGGTGCCGGTGCTGAACCACATGAACCATAATTTGAGCCAACCCCTACCGTGTTAATCTGAACGTATTTATTTAAAGCAGTTTTGAAATAGTAATTATTACCATTAAACAAAGCACCCGTATTTGTATAGAATAACGCGTTACTTTCAAACGTTGGATTCGTTCCATAGATAGTCAATGGATAGCTTGATAATGCACAAGCATCGCCTGACGTTGCTGAATTATTATTTGTTACTAAGAATGAATAGTAAGTTGTTGGATCAGGAACGGATGAAGCTACACGGAAATCATTTAACAATTCAAAGTCAACTTCACCAGTAGTAAGGTCGGTTGTGAATGAATTAATGATATATCGTTTATCACGAATAATTAACCGGTCATTTAGCTTTAAACTTTGCAGTAAACTAATCGGTAAAATTCCTTTTAGCTTGACAATCCTTGCTTTAGCCGTAAAGATATTCGTCAAATAATCAAGGTAATAATTATTAAACAAAGACCTTGTTTCAATCGCATCTGTGAACGTAGATTGTTGCGCTCCCCAGTTTATTGTATTTACTTGACCACTGATGAGAGTATCTTGTCCAAAAAGATTATAGGTAGTAACATTAGTAGTGCTAGACCCATCATTAAAATGAAAATCGCAACTTTGAATCGAATTATAGTCATAAAGCAATACGGGTTTTGGAATGTAAGAATTCAAATCGTACTTTAATGAATACCCAACTTGCAAAGTCGTTCCGCTAAACTTTTGGAATGGCATATTCTCAAATGGCAAAGTAACTTCAAACTCATCGCCATCATTATCCAAAGTATATTTCAAATCTCCATATCCTACCGCTGATCGTGATAGGTATTCAGTCGCTAAAATATTCTCGCACGTTTCATAAGTGAAATTGATTGCCTTGTATGGCTTTACTCTTTCGATTTCAATTTGCTCTGTGTTGATATACTTTGAAACATCACGAATCGTTCCACCAGCATACCAATTTTCTATCTGCTCAACTTGATAAACCGTATCAGATAATTGAAAGCAAGTAAGGTTGAAAGTCTTAAGGATTCCGCTAAAGAAATCTTCCGCCTTGATCTCAGGCATATAATCAGCCACGTTTAACGTTGTGGTTGTTGTCTGACTTGTTCCCGTGCAAGTTACATCACTAACGACTGCCGTAGTTACTGAATTTCGTGTTTCAAATTCATAAACCGATGTATAAGTAACTGCTGAAGCTGATGAAATGAAAAACGAATAAGTTCCAGAATCTTCCAACGGTGCCGACAAGGTCATCTGACTTGTTTGCGTAAGATAACTCTGCTCGCTTAATTTGATTCCGTTCTTATAAACGTATAAATAAAACTCCGTTCCCGATGTCGTAAATGTCAACTTAATATTTGACTTATTTAAATAAACCGGACTTTCGGGCTTTGTGTAAGTAAGCGTATCAGTAAAGACATTAAATATCCCTTGCGTTCCAACCGTGCTTGTGTTAGTCTGAAAGTTTATCTTTTGATGCGTTTGCTTTAATGTAAAAAAATCGGTGTTCTTAAGCCACAAGAAAGCATTTTTATACTTGTCTGAACTCAAAAAATCATTAGCCACATTCCCTTGTATTGTAATCCCTAAACCTGAAGCAATTGATTCGACTATCTTGCTTACTCGCATCGCTGGGAATAAATCCGTATGATAAATTGGATGCGAATTCTTATGAATATCCCAATTTTCCTTTGTAGTTCCATTGGTCATGTAAGTCCAATTGTGATACGATGTAATCAAAGGAAATTTAACGTCATTGGTAACTCCTCCAGTAACCCGATTCTTTACAACCGTTCCCGAATAAGCAAAGTTGTAAGCTGAGTAATCAAAATCACGAAGGAATCTTCCAGCAAATAAATCCTTTAAAGAAACTAAACTTCCAATGAAAGAAATCTGATAATTATCAATCTCGTTATTTTTAAACTGCGCTTTCTCTAACTGAATCTTTCCGTTTCTAAATGTAGCGTCATTTAATTCGATATAAGCGAGCTTTCTTGTGCGTGCATCAAAACCTTCATCTATTGAGTTTTCGTACCAATGTCCAAAGATTTCGTTGTTTATTTTGGATGCTGGCACCGTGAACGATTGAGAATAATCCGTAAAGACTTTTGAAATATCATTTACGTTCTGAATCGAACTTGTAACGCTTATTTTCTCGTCATTGAATAACTCAATACGCTTATAAACTTCGTCAACTAAGATGTAGATTGATGCCGTTATCATTAAATCACGTTATTTTTAAGATTGAAAGCGTAAACAAAATCAATTTGGTAATTAATATTCTTGTCCCGAATCGATGTTTTTAAATCTGTCGAGTTAGTTTCTACTTGCACGGGAACTCCATTAAGTAAAACCGTATTGCTTAGCATCAAATCTTGAATTAAATCTGAATAATTCTGATCAACAAATCCGGTATTTAACGAAACTTTTTGCATCCCGTTGATATTGAACGACTTACTTTGTCCTCTTTTAACGTTATAATTAACATTGTCAGGCAAAAGATTATACATCGTTCTTTCAGTTGTGATGGAATTAGCTTGAGCTTTAAAGAAAGTTAGGAACTGCCAACCACCATAACGATTTATAAATTGAGCCAAAACGGGGGTGTATTTCGGTTCACAGATAGGCGCAATGTTGTAAGTGTAAATCGTAGTTCCGTTGCTCTTAATACGTAAAATACTTGATGTCGTGAATCCAACCAACTTCAAAGGTACTTTCATATTGTAAACTCCTTTTGTCGCTGAGGATGCCAATATTGTAACCGTTGTCGTTCCTACCGATGTAACGTAATCCGCCGTGATTGATGTGCCGGTGTGGTTAATCAAAACGTTGACATACATATTATCCGTATTATTTAAATACGTTATCGTCTTGCTTGTATCTGCTAAAGCAACAATGTCAGCCGTATTGGCTTGGTTGTAACCGCCTGAATAAAGCGTATATCCATCGACTGCGGCCCCGATAATATAATCGCCCATAAAAGTACCTAAGCAATTGTCTGCCTCATAAGTTCCTGAATCAGCAATTACTCTTGTCTTAAATGCACTTGTTCTATTAGTTCCGTTGCTAAATGAAACCGCCTTGAAATTAGCAAATGATGTACTTGCCTCAGTCGCTGGTGTTGGCTCATATTCTGGATTGATATTTTCGATGTACTCACGCAAGTAAGGTGTGATGTCGTAGTTCGATGTCGTTTGTGTTGACGATGGAGCCGCCTTAGTAAATGAATACGTTTCAGATGCTGGCTCTGTTGCACCATTCCAAACGTATAGCTTTAAAGTCGTGTTAGTGCTTCCGGTAATCGAAATAAAATACGGACTTCTTGCGTTAATCGTTATCATAAATCTTTTAAATTATAGTCAATAATTGTTTCAACATCTAAGCCAAATGCTTTAGCTAAATCCGTGTCAATGTATTTCTTGTATCCAGCTTCAAATGGTTTTGTAAAAAATAAACTTGGCTTCATCCCAGTCATGTAAATACTTCGACTAATCAAAAACGCAGTTGACTGATAAGAAATAAATCTACCCGTCTTTTTATCTTTGAACTGAATCCCTCTTGCCTTTACCCATTTCTCAATTCCATTTGTTAAGCCGCCTTCCTTACCGGTGCCACTCCCAAATTTGAACGGACTATTAGGTGCTTTAGCTGACTTAAATTTACCTTTAACACCTTGATCTTGATACTGCCCATATTCAGCCATCCTAAAGCCAACAATTGCATAGTTGTTCTCTTGGACTATCTCGCCTTTTAATGAGTTATACAATTCCTTAGAAACATTCTTGCGGCCCTTACTAAGATTCGAACGTGATTGCTGAATCACATAATCTCTAAATCTTTTTATTACCGCATACGTTTCTCTTAAATCAGCCATTAGCAGATAGTCATGTCATTTGGTACTATCAAATCAAAAGTAACTGTCCACCCAGCGACCTTATTCTCAAATCGGTCAGTAAATGGTTCGCATAACGGATCGCCATCAATCTGAACTAAATCAGAATACAAATCCCCTCTGCGTAAATCCGTAACCATTTTACTCGCAATTGCCAACTGACTATTTAAAACATCAAGAAGATTATCATTGCCATCAAATACGTTTACGGATTCAGTCTTTGAAATATCAACAATGTCCATAAACAAAACCGATAAATTAAAGCCTAAACTATTCTCTTTTGGTGTTGAATTATTTACAATAATGTGAACGTATGGATAAATCGTTTGCTTGGCTAAATCGACCTCAAATATATCGCCAGTTGAAACGGTGTTTACAAAACCTCCGTTCTTTAGGTAATTTCTTAATGTGCTGACTGCGTAATAAAATCCGGTCATTGTCTTTGTGATTTAATCATTTTCATTTCTAATTCGTTCTTTTGCTTCTCAAATGTTAGGAACGTTAAGCACTGGTTAATTGGTAATTTGGTAATTTCATTAAATCGTCTAACATCTCCCTGAGCAAGTGCATAGATTGAAGAATACCATCCCCACCGTTTTCCAAACTGCGCTTGTTCAGAATATCCATCTGCGGATTCTCCACTAAATAATCCATCGTACTTTTCAATAATTCTTTCCCTAAATGCCAAAAAAAAACCACCGCCCCAAGCGTTACGTTTAAAGGTGCATCTTTCATCAGCTCGCAATACCTTTCACTTCCTTCGTATTCCTCAATCAAGTATCGTTCCCCCATTGTCTGCTTAATTGGTCGATAAAGCACCGCCATTGCTCTGTGCATCTCATCCCAATTTGTAATATAATTGTCTAAATCCATGTATTCCCCGCTTGACATATCATCCAAGTTAGGAATAAACCCAAAGGTCTTTCCGTTCATCTCAAACTTTGTCGTTAGCGATGGCAACTGCTTAAACAATCCACCTATTATCTGCGTTGCATCTTCGACATCTTTCTGCCTCATTTGCCCGACGATATTCATGTCAATACCACAAAATATCTGTATCATCTTGTGGTTTAAGAAATCGCTTTCCTCATTCTCGCCTACAATCTTCAGGAACTTCTGATATTGATGTAGCTTTATTTCGCTTAAATCAGTAGGGATTGAAATCTTTACCTTCATAGTGTATAAACAATTTTGTTAATATTCTGTCTTAATAAATATGGTAATTGCCTTGATTTGGATTATCTAAATGGTAAATGATGTTATAACGTGCCGAATCGATTCCGTGATTCCAGTCATCGATGTATAGCTTACTTGCCTTATTTAAATAACAATAGTTGTTAAACTCCTTTGCTAAATTGGTCGATTGCGGATCAAGAATGATTTGGTAATCTTGCATCCTTACAATTCCAGATTCAATCGTTCCCTTCTTTACTGGTTGAATGTTTATACCTTGATAGCGTAAGTCATCTATTAGTCTTGGCTCTGCTGAATCTGCAATGATTAAACCACCGCCAACTTTATCCTTCATTAACTGAGCCAAAACGTGCGTCTTTAATCCACGTTCATAAATGACCTCCTTAATGTAGATTATTTTCTTGGTCTTATCAATTGCTACTTCAGTCAACGCATCCGGATCAATTGAGAATCCAAAGTCCATTCCGAATGATGTTTGTAAGCCATTAGGGTTAAACGTACCGAACTGCCAATTTGTAAAGACAACTCCTTCAGCTTTATCCAGCCATCCCCCAAGTATTGCGTGCTGATATTTCTTAGGATTGGTTTCTTGTAAATGCTCAACTTGATGAATGAAGGAATCTGATAAATTCTTTTTATTGTCGATGTATGTTGTGTGAATGTAAGTAGAATTGTCTTTTGTCAATGACCTTCCTGATTCAACTCCTTTAGCCTCAAAGAATCTTCGATAAATAAAATGCTCTTTGGTAACTGGGTTCAAAATAAGGATAACCCTATTTTGCTTTGTGTTATGTCTTACCGATAAATCAATCTTGTCAAATACTTCTTCGTCCACTAATTCTTCAGCCTCATCAAGTACGAATGTCGTAACACCAGCCAATGATTTAAGGTTTGCCGTTTGTGTTCCACTTGATGTCTTAATACCTTTAAAGATAATCTTGGAATTTGTCCTCGTGTTTATGATTTCATCCTTAGTGATGTAGAAATCATCAGAAAGTCCAGCAGTTTCAATCTTATCGGTAAACTCCGGAATGATTGAGATATGGGCAGAGATTAAAGTGTAACGAGTAAATAGTATAACGTGTCCAACTTCGTATGTTAGAAGCAAAAGAAATGAGTTTAACGCATACGATTTCCCTGATCCACGTCCTCCAGTTATTACAAAGTACCTTGAATCACTTTCAAATAATGGAACATACTTTTTGTTCAGCTTAATCACTCGAATTTTACGATGTCTTTTATGTCAAAGTCGTTAATTGTATGCGTATTGTTTTGGTCAATAACTTGCTTAGGCATACCATAACGATACTTATAGAACAATTCAATAGCCCATTTCTCGCCTAACTTAATTGCATCAGCGTGTTTTTTAATTGCTTCTTCAGTAAATGGCTCTAATTTCTCATGAATAGCTTGCAAGTCAGTTTTTGAAGCCAAACGCATATCTGTTTCTCTAACTGGCTTGGTACTATGTCCTCCGTTATTCTTTCGCTTGTCCATATTAATACAAATTAACCAATTAATTTTTACTTATCTATTTGCTCTAATTTCCTTATTGCCCACTCAATTCCTTCTGTTCCACCCCAAGCATCCCACATCAAGCCTCCGCATCCTTCTTTATAAGGTACATCTTTATTCTGTTGATGTCTTTTAAATGATGCCATCCTAGCTATTGTATCTCTTGAAATGGATTCTCTCTTTGCTAATTGGTTTGCTCTAATCTTGCCTACTGGTGTGCCACAACTTCCCCAACCATTTTCATCTGCCCATTTCAAAGCTCGTTTAGCGTTATCGCTTGCAGATTGTGGATAATCGTTAAAACTATCTTCTGCGGCAAACTTTACCGGAACCGCTTGCGTATTCTTATCAATCAAACTTATCTCATCTTGATTGTTATCGTAATGCACATCAATACCCAATCGTTTAATGGTTTCCCATTTCATCTTTCCATTTGTGAAATGTACTTTAGAACGAGGAATTCCTAACTCTTTAGCAACCTTGTAAACTTCTGCGGAGTCAGATTCTTGTCTTCTTGTAATGATGTGAACATCTTTCCCTTCGGCAATTAGTCTTTTAGCCAATGCTTGACCTCTTGCAGTGGAAAGCGTATCATCAAAGTCAAAAGAAACTTTATTACCTTCTTGTGCATACTTACCTTGTGCGATAATCGCTTGGTAAACTTCTGTCGCTTTCTGTTTTGTGTCATAGATACATTGTCCTTGTCCTACTCTCCATTTTCCGTTTGCACATTTAATTACTGGCATATCAATTAATTTTATAAACTTCTTCGTGAACTAATTTCCAATAAATCTCGTCATCAATCTTTAGCTTCAGCCTTGAAATAATGGTAACAATGTATAAGGTACATTCCTTAGCGAATAATTTGTTCCCACAAAAATAAACGCAGTTGTTAAAAATATACCTTGCCATTTCATCTGGCTTCTTATTGTCCATTTTCTTTGTATTCAATGTAAACTTTTCGGATTTGACTGATGTAATCTCTCCAGCATGAATCGCAACTTGTCTGTTCCAAGCGGATATTGAATACATTATAATAAACCTCCGTTAGTCTTCTTTGTTCCATGATGCTAACCGAATGACGATCCATACTAAACCATCCTTGCAGATACTCGTAATCTTCCTCAGTTAAGCAATTAATTTTCTTGTAAGGAAACAATTGATTCAGCTTCTCTTTTCTTGCATCGCATCCACAATCCCATCCGATTGCTTGTGCTAACTTCTCAACACCGGCTTTGATTCCAGTTGCTTCTGTGAATTGCTCAATGGTGTCGCCTAATCCTTGTGGTTTTCTTTTTGCCATGTTATTAATTTTTTCTTGCAGTTCTTGATAGTATTATAAATGCTTGTAAAACTTATGCCTGATTCTCTCGACATCTTTCGCATACTAACTCCCTTATTAACATAAACCATAAATAACATCCTTTCGTAATCTTCCCACGTTTGAATGTAGTCTATAAATGGCTGAGCAAGTTCTAAAATGATGTCATCTTCTTGTGAATCGAATAATAGGTGTTCAATATCCTTTGTAATTTCTACCTTAATGACCTTCTTGTTGTGAAGGTTCATCGTCAATGACCTTAGCGTGAAATAAAAGTAAGCAAAGTTTGCATCTTTGTTAGAATTGATAATCTTGATGTAAGCCTCTTGAACGATGTCTTCAGCGTAGGCAATTTCTCCGAAGCGTTTGACTACCGCTATCCAGTGCTTATGCTTATCAATTAAATGGTCGATGCTTACCATCATTCTTTTCGTTGTGAATAGATTGCAAAAATCATTAATAAAATGTATGCTAATTCCAAGCCACCGATAATGATTCCCTCAAATACTAAATCATCCATGAAATTTATCTATTTCTCTGTTCAAATACCAAACGGCTTTCTCCATATCAACCTTCTTATTTCCTTTTTTATCTGCTCTTAAGATATACTTAATTGCATTCCCAAGATTAAAATTCAATCCGTAGGCATCTATAACATCGATGGCTTCAATTCCATTGGCTGAATAATGTTCAGGATGATTGACTTGCTCTTTCATAATTACAAAGTTTAGCAGTCAGAATAGGATTCGAACCTATACGATAACCGCAGTTATCTAACTCTTACGTTCACTACCTAATTAGGTTTCCGAGTTTAGCGTCTACCATCGTCAGGGGACACCCCTAACCTTCCGCCACCTGACTATACAAATGTATAAAAATTAATTAAATTCCAAATCTAATTCGTATTTATTTAATAAGCTATTTAATTCAGTATTAAGTGATTGCGCCTCCGCATCCTCTAATTTTGTCATCTTAATTCCTAACTTAAAAAACTCTAACATATTCTTTCCAGCACTAAAGTAGTCATCGCTTACGGTTGTATCTGGATTGTTCTTGTAAAGTTGTTGCTCAATCTTTAGCAGTTCATCCAAAACCATGTTTGATTTGTTCTTTAGTGATTGCTTGTTGAATATCGATTGTCTAAAATCGCCTTCTATGTGATCGATTAATGAGTTTAATAAACCCAAGTAAATCATCACAGTTTCTTCTTCATTTAATTTCATTTAAATAGTCTTTTATACGTTTGGTTCTGCAAAATGCTGCGTAACTATAATTTCCTCTATCTTCTAATATCTGATTTCGATTTAGCTTTAATGAATAATGCAAATCGTGAATCGTTTCGCCTTTCATCTTTACTTCCTTTGTTGGTTTGGTCAGTTGCTCATCTATCCAATAGATTGCGTGCAAGTAATTTGATTTTTTCATAGGTTTAAATATTTATTGATTGCTTTAACTGATTCGTCTAATGTTTTAACTTCTTCAATCTTAAATTCAAATCCTTTCCAGTTGTTAATTGGTAACTCGTAGAATTTTAGAATTAAGTAATGATAGCCTCCGCTTGCTCTGAGGATCATGTAATGTTCCGTATCCTGATATTTCATAAACGGAATGTTATTTTCGGTCAGGTGTTTTTTAACCTTTGCGATTTGGCTTATAATGTTTCTCATATTTTCTTAAAATTAGGTATCCTAAATTTGTTTGTCGTAACCTCAATGTCTTTTTACAATCGTCGCAGATAACATTTAACTCTGCCACGTTGCTTGTCATGTTCCAAAGGTAATGGATGACTTCAGCCTTTTGTTCTTTCAAACAAAACGGACAATTTAATTCGTCATTTCTTATCCACTTGTGGCCCATAAGTATTGTTGTAATATTTTTCTGATGTATAATAAGCATTTAGCTCATACAATTCTCCAATACATCCATCAGTAAAAGCATCTTTTATCTGCTCTTTCTCCATTGCTTTGGCTTGTTGAAAAATATTTTCAATAGTTGATAATCCCATCATTTTTAATCTAATTTGTTCTTCCATCCAATCTACTGCCGTTTGTTTAGTTTCCATAAGTTTCGTTATAATATTCATTTGTATCTAAAACTTCACCTTGACATTCAGGAGGTATTTCACCATTCCAACCTTCTCCAGTTGACCTAAATCCATTTTCCCAAACTTTATTAATCTGGTCTTTCTCCATTTGTAACGCTATCATAAAATGATAATTATCTATTTCAAATGTTTTTGTTATAGGATTAAAATTAAAATCAATATTTTCCATCAACCATTCTACTGTTGTTTGCTTATATCCCATTGTTTTACTTTTTAAATCCGTAGTAAGTGCATCCGTAAACTTGCCAAGTAGAATCGAAATCATCCTCAAATATCTCGATTGTATCTTTTGCGATATAAGCCACTTTATTTGGCTTTTTAGGGTAATCCATTGCGACTACTAAATAAATCAATCCTAATCCATATATGGCCGTTAAAATCTTCTTTATCATCTTATTTTCTTATAGGTTTCTAAACATTTAATTAAATCGTCTAAACTTCTGACAAGTTCGTAGCAATATCCTGAATCAAAAGCCAACTTCTCAAAATCCTTTTGTGATTCTTGTTGTCTTCCAGTGCTGGTCTTTACCTCGATAAATAATCCGCTAAATATCTTATTTGGAATCATTAAAAATAAATCAGCTACTCCAGCTTTAACTCCTTCGGCTTTCAGCTTCTTGGCTACAATTACATTGCGAAGGCCACCGTTAGGAATTGCAAAGAAAGGAACTTTGATTAAATCAAGGTATTGGCAGATTGCCACTTGAATTTGATGCTCTTGGTTTTTCATAGGTTTATTACGTTATAAATGATTGCTGAAATCATTACGACTCCCGATATTACTAAAATAATTAGTAATTCCCAAAAACTCTGTCTTGGATTTTTAAACTCCGTAGGTCTTGTCATAGTATGTGTCGGCTAATTCTTCTGTCATATAATGTCCTGATTTCCAGCATCCTTCTCTGAACGCTTGCTTTATAACTGCTTCCTCGTCATCAAGAAGAATAGTCAATTTGTCTTTGAATAGTTGATAAACCATTCTGCGATTGACCTCTATATGATCAATTCGTAAAACATCATCGACCTCGTCGATTAACTTTTGGATTGTTGTTTTGCTTTTCATTCTGTTATTTAAGGTATGATAAAATATGAACTATAACATCTACTGTCCATCCGTTCCCAAGCATCTTGTAACGTTGCGAATCTGAAACGTGAGCTGTGTAGTTGTCTTTAACTGTTTGTAATCTTTCACATTCAACTGGAGTAAGTCTTCTAATTTGTGAATTTATCTTTGCAAAACTGTCGGCATTGGTACACAAGGTGCCTGATTTTCCTCCTTCTCTCCATCTATATCCTTCATCATATCTAAAATCCCCACCAACAATTTCTTGATCACCTACAATTATTGAATTATCAGTAGCATTTAAAGCTCCATTAGCTCTTAAACAATTTGCTTTTTTATTACCTTCGGTTGGTTTCCATCCAAAACCAGTTCCTTTTTCTTCGTGTTTTGCCGTATGTTTTATAAATCCAGTTATCATTCTTTGACTTATAAAATATTTTTTTGAAACGTTTTCTTCTAAAATATCTTTCAACAATATGCCTTTGTCTTTAGGTTGCTCAATAATAGATTCCAAATAACCAAATAATCCTTGTGGTTGTAAACCTATATTAGTCCAGTACAATCTTTGTCGATTTTGAGCAGAAATTAAAGCTGAATTAATCATAATTGCTTTAACTCCAATGGCTTTACTTAAAACTTTCTCCCATCTTTCTCCCATCATTACATTCTCAAGCAAAAAATATTTTGGTTTTACTTCATTTAGCAATCTCATGTATTCCCAAAATAAATACGATTGACCTTCAAACTCAAATCCTTCTGCCTTTAATTCCAGATAATGCTCAAGTGTTAATATCTCTTGTTCATCTTTTGTAGACATTCCTTTGCGTTTACCTGCAAAGCTAAATGATTGACAAGGTGATCCTCCAATTAGAATATCAATCTTCGGCAATGAATAACCATCAACATTAACAACTGAACCCAATTGTTTTGTATTTGGAAAGTTAGCCATTGTAACCTGAATTGCATAC